TTATCTCACGTAAATTCTTAGCGTGGTTGACAGCAACAGGGCTCTGTGCTTATGGTACAGTAACTAGTGGAGACTGGGTCGCAGTGACACTAGCGTATATTGGATCCCAAGCGCTTGTTGATCTTGCACTACAGTGGAAGCACGGTAAGCAGTGATATTGAAGATAAAAATATTTTGGCAGTGTGTTAAGAAAAATTGGAAAGCAGCAGTGCTTCTATTGTGGTCCGGAGCAATCTGGATAATTTCACGGAGAAATTCGTCTGCCGCGATAGAAGCTATGCAGGCAAACAAGGAATCTTACGAAGCTCAGATAAAGTCTTTGAAAAAGCAGCACACAATTGAAGTGCAAAAAAGAGAAGAACTTCACTTAAAATATCAAGAAACTCTTGTTAGAATAGAAGAGAAGTATAAAAAGAAAAAAGAAGAACTTTCTAAAGTAGAGAAAAAGAAAGTAAAAGAGATAGTACAAAAAGCAAAGGATAATCCTGATGAGATCAACAAAAAAATTGAAGACCTTTTTGGTTTTACTTCTGATTCTTAGTTTTACAACTTCTGCTTTAGCAGCGCCTGGCAAATACACACGGCTTGGTAAGGGCCAAATGATCCCTTGGTCAGGTTGGTGTTTTGATGAAGAAGCTATGGCCACTATGTTAGCTGAAAAAGAGATGTCAAAACAGAAGTGTGAACTGAACACTTTACAAGAATTAGACGAGCAAAAGGCAAAATTTGATTTAGAAATAGGTCAACTTAGAGCCTCTATGGAATATGAGGTGCAAACGAGAGACGTAACGATTCAGTCTTTACAAGAGGAAAATTTGAAAATAGAACAAGCATTGATACATGAAACTAAGTTTGGATGGGTTGCTCCGGCATCCCTTGGTATATTGGCAGGAGCCTTGGCATTTTTTTTGGTGACGTTGTGAGTGATAAAGATCTAAACAAGATAGCCGGAATTGAAAAAGCCATAAAAGAAAAGTATGGAGAAGAGGCGATAAAAAACCCAAAAGGCTCTTGGGATAAGGAAAAAGAGCAAAAATATTTAAATAATTTAAAGAAGTTCTACAAAAAAAACCAAAGAAAAAAAGAAACAGAACAGCATGAAGGTTTTATTGTTAAGAACAAGAAATCAAAAAACCAGGTTGATCGAGCGTGCCCTGTGTGTCAGCAATATTCATTTTCTCATCAAGACGACTTATACATGGTCAAGTTTGAGTGCTGTCACAAATGTTATGTTCAATATATCGAAGGCAGAGAAGAAAGATGGAAATCGGGCTGGAGACCAAACAACTAACTATTTACTATTAGTAAACTACTTATTGTAAGAGGAAAATACACAATGGCAACAACTTTAGAAATTATAAACGGTATCTCGCAGGTACTTGCTAATTCATACGACGGGGCACTCGATGAGTCCGGCGAGCCAGTTAAGATTGGCTTAAGAAGGGAGGAGGGGAACCCTCTTGTGGATCATAGGGTCATCGATGGCTTCGGAGCCCACATCAATGGAAACCGCCTACATATCAAATATCATGCGGAAATACCACTTAAAGAAGTTCACTCAAATGGTTTCGAAGGAGAAATGGAATCAATGGTGGAGAAGGTTAAGTCCTTTATTCAGAAGGAATACAATAAAGTGATGAAGTCTTCTCTTTCTCTTTCGGATCCAAGCGAGGTTGATGTGCTTGTTGAATATATTTCTCGCATTAGATGTAGTGTAAAAGTTCGCAAGTGTTATGCTATAGGTTCTTTACCAACGGAACCAGCGAAAGAAATTGATCCAGCATTTGAGAATTTCACAAAGCTCGGCGGTCTCAAGTAAGAGGTCTAATGCCAATAAAGCTTACCAAGCAGGAAGTTATGAAGGAGATTGTCCGTTGTGGCAAGAAGCCTGAGTACTTCATTCATACATACGCAAAAATAACACACCCAATGAAGGGTCTTATACCTTTTCACCTATACCCATTTCAGAAGCAGCTGCTCGAAGATTTCGAAGACCATCGATTTAATGTTATTCTTAAAGCTAGACAACTTGGTATTTCAACAATCTCTGCAGCATATGTAGCTTGGATGATGATGTTTCACAGGGAAAAAAATGTATTAGTGATCGCAACCAAATTTAATACTGCGGCGAACCTAGTAAAAAAAGTAAAAGCAATAATAAAAAACCTACCTGATTGGCTAAGGATATCCACAGTAGACATAGACAATAGAACATCATTTGTTCTTTCAAATGGATCCCAGATAAAAGCATCGTCAACATCAGGCGATGCTGGCCGGTCTGAGGCGTTGTCTTTGTTGGTCATAGACGAAGCAGCGCATGTCGAAGGCCTAGATGATTTGTGGATGGGTCTCTACCCTACGCTTTCAACTGGCGGCCGCTGTATAGCATTATCGACTCCGAATGGTGTCGGAAATTGGTTTCACAAGATATACACAGAATCAGAGAATAAGGCAAATGATTTCTTTTCAACTAAATTGCCTTGGGATGTGCACCCAGATAGGGATGAATCCTGGTTCGAAAAGGAAACTCGCAATATGTCAAGGAGAGAAATCGCACAAGAGTTGGAATGTAATTTCAACATGTCCGGTGAAACAGTGTTCTCTGCAGAGGATATGGAGACATATTATACACTAATAAAGGATCCAAAATACAGAACCGGGTTTGACAGAAATCTTTGGATTTGGGAAGAGAGAAGCCAAGAAAACTCTTATTTGGTTTCAGCTGATGTCGCCCGCGGCGATGGAAAGGACTACTCTGTTTGTCATGTGTTTAAGATTGAAACAATGGAGATTGTGGCAGAGTACCAGGGTAAAGTTACTCCAGATATCTTTTCAAGAGTTCTTTTTGACGTTGCCCAAGAGTATGGAAATGCTCTTTTGGTGGTAGAAAACAATTCAGTTGGCTTTGCAGTGCTTGATAAACTAAAAGAAATGAGATACCCAAATCTGTATCACTCTGTCAAATCGACACATGAATTTGTGGAAGAATACCAAGCTGATCAGATGTCAAATGCTGTTGCTGGCTTCTCCACAACATCAAAGACAAGACCGCTAATCATCGCGAAGTTAGAAGAATTCGTAAGAAACAATCTAATTAAAATATATTCTTCTAGGTTATTGGCAGAAATGAGGACTTTTGTTTGGAATAACGGCCGAGCTGAGGCGATGAGGTCATACAACGACGACCTGATTATGTCGTGCGCAGTAGCTTGCTGGGTTAGAGACACTGCTCTTGCGGTGAACCAACGAGATGCTGAATATGCAAAGGCATTTATTGGTTCTATAACTAAATCTACAAATGAACTGGATACAAGAATAAAAGGAATGATAGGTACTAGAAAAATGAAAATAAATGAAGAACTAAATAAACATCACAAGGCAACAACCGACTTTCCATGGTTGTTTAAGGGCTAAATAATGGCAAAAAAGAAAAACAAAAACAATACAAGAAACCCACAGAGCTTGCTCTTTAGAAGATTGACAAGACTCTTGTCGGGTCCTTTGACACAGTATCGAACGCAGAACAGTCACAGACTAAGAAGAATAGACTTAGATAAGTTTGCGAACAAGTTCACTTCTGCATCCGGAAAAGACTTTAAAAAGACAGCGTATAACCCATATGACAATCTTCAGTCCGGCTATATGGCATCACAACAAAGAACGGAAAGATATGTAGACTTCGACCAGATGGAATACACTCCAGAGATAGCATCTTCATTGGATATTTATGCCGATGAAATGACAACCTATTCGTCTCTATCTCCAATGTTGAGAGTTGAGTGCGAAAATGAAGAGATAAAGGCTATATTAGAATCGTTGTATCTTAATGTTTTGAACATACAGCACAATCTGTTCTCGTGGTGTAGGACCATGTGTAAGTACGGGGACTTCTTTTTGTATTTAGACATAGACGATAGTCTTGGTATCACATCCGTGATCGGCCTACCAACTCAAGAATTAGAAAGACTTGAGGGGGAAGACAAATCAAACCCAAATTACGTACAATATCAGTGGAACTCGGCCGGCCTAACTTTTGAAAATTGGCAAGTTGGCCACTTTAGAATTTTGGGACAAGATAAGTACAACCCATACGGAACTTCAGTCCTTGAGCCGGCCCGTAGAATTTGGCGCCAACTTACTCTTATAGAGGATGCTATGATGGCTTACAGAATTGTGAGATCACCTGAAAGAAGAGCTTTTTATATTGATGTGGGCAATGTGCCTCCTCAAGATGTAGAACAATACATGCAGAAGGTCATGACAACTATGAAAAGAAATCAGGTTGTGGACGCGAACACCGGCCGTGTTGACTTGAGATACAACCCTTTATCTGTAGAGGAAGATTATTTCGTTCCAGTTCGCGGCAACAGTGGGACAAAAATAGAGTCAATACCTGGAGGTAAGTATACTGGAGATATCGACGATGTAAAATACCTTAGAGATAAGTTGTTTTCAGCATTGAAGGTACCTGCAGCTTATATATCATCCGATGGAGAAAAGGCAGTAGAAGATAAAACAACTTTGGCACAAAAAGACATTCGCTTTGCAAGGACAATCCAAAGACTACAGAGGTCGATCATAACCGAACTAGAGAAAGTAGGTATAATACATTTATATACTCTGGGTTATCGCGATGAGGACCTTGTGGGCTTTACATGTCACCTAAACAACCCTTCAAAGATCGCGGAAATGCAAGAATTGGAGCACTGGAAGACTAGATTCGACATTGTCGGCGCCGCTACTGAAGGTTTCTTTTCAAAACAATGGCTTGCGAAGACTCTGTTTGGTATGTCGGACGATGAATTCGTTAGAAACAGAAGAGAGATGTTTTACGACAAGAGGTTCGAGGCTGCTTTGGAGACTGTTGGGGAAGCTGAACAAGCAGAGATGACAGCCGGCCTTGACGCCGGAGTTGATAACTTAGATGTTGGCGCCGGCGGCGAACCCGGTGGCATGGGTGCCGTAGGTGCAGAACCAGAACTCGGCGCAGATCTTGGCGCAGGCGCCGGAGGCGCTCCTGAACCTGAAGCTCCAGCTCCCGACGCCGGTGCACCAGCCCCAGACGGTGATTTATTGGCGGCACCTCCTGGTAAGAGAGAGGACAAGAAAGGCAGAACAACAACAGCCAAGTCGCACGGCTTCTATGAGCCAAGATCTCTTTTCCCCGGTGGAGACAGGAGGAAGACTTCTGGCCCAAGAAAAAAGAATATGAACAGAGCGGCATCTCCCGAAACTGGAACATCTAGGAAAATTTATCCAGGTTACAGTGAATTATCTGGATTAGCTAAAGGCACGAGTATTTATGAGTCCGAAAGTACTAATTATAAAGTAGAGGAAAAAAAGATACTCAAAGAGCAGAAAGAAATAGATGCTCTCTTTAAAAGCTTAGAAGCAAGGAATAAAAAGAATGAGACTGAAACATAATAAAAAAAGAAATACTGCGTTTGTTTACGAAGCGCTCGTCAGAGAGCTTACAGAATCTGTTGTTAAAAACAACAAAAACAAACAAAATAAAATAGTTTCTATAATCAAAGAGCACTTTACTGGGCACTCTGTCCTAAAGAAAGAGCTAGACCTTTATCGATCGATTTACGAAACTAGAGATATTGAAAAGACAACCGCAGAAAAAATTGTTTTTCAAGTCAAAGAAGAGCATGATTCTTTAGACAAAAAAAGATTGTTTCAAGAACAAAGCGCCCTTATTAACAAGATAAATAAAACGCTATCATCAAAAGTTTACAATAATTTTGTACCAAACTACAAAACTATAGCCTCTGTTTATTCAATACTTCAACATGCTCTCCCGGTAAGAGACCGGGTCTTGTTGGAAGAGAACATAGTAGATCAAATGTCAGCTTCGGTGGAGACAAAGCAGGAAACTCAGCAGCCGATTGACTCTTTGGTTTACAATACTTTCGCATCTTCGTTTAATGACGAATATGCAAAGCGACTCAATGAAGGTCAGAAAGCGTTATTAAACAATTATATTTCTTCATTCGTCGACAACGGCCTCGAACTTAAAGTTTATCTAAATGAAGAGGTCGGATCTCTAAAAGAAAGGTTGCAGAGTATAAAAGACAAAAACGTTACACTACAAGATAAAACAATTAAAGAAAAAATAGAAAAGGTATATACTATTTTAGATAACACTAAAAATAGAGAGATTGATACCGAAACCTTGGAGATAGTATTGAACACACAACAACTACTAGAAGAGTTAGAAGAAGATGACAATTGATGTAAAAATTGAGTTTGATCCTAGAATCAAATTAAAAGCCCGACGAACACTTGATGGAAACATTTTGATACTAGACCATGAAGACATGGACATAGTTCTGATGACAGAGAAAGGCAAGTGCGTGGCTTTTCCGAAGGGGTCAATGTCGGACAAGGTTTATGCGTCGCAAGATAGAATGTTTGAGTTTTTGTCGAAGAAGGGTTTAATAAATAGAGCTTCAGTAAAGGGTGGAAACGTATTCGGTTCTTTAGAAGCAGAGCTTTTACAATCAAAAATCCCCGGTATCGACAGGTCCCAGGCTGTTTTATACTCTCTGCATGAATATATTAATGATGAGCGACCATACTTTAAGACGGCTGAGGAGTATGATGATGAAAGATTGTCAGCGATGCTTAAGCCTGATCCGGAAGATTCCACAGAACTTGGAGATGTCCCCCAGAAGGCAAGAAAAGGTACGCACGACTCAAGTGTTCGCCCATATGGCTTCATGTACAACTACTCGCTTGTTAGAGAGGGTGAAGGTGAGGATAAGTGACATTTATCTGGTTTTGCCTTATTTCATATGGCCTTACACAAATAATCGTATACGGAAAAATATTCGACTCAATAAGACCAAAACAAGGAAAGTTAGG